TCCCCCACATTGAAACAGTATAGGGCTGTGCAGTCGTCGTTATATTCTGCGTTGCTGGTGTAGCGGGTGTTACCAGTAAATTAGTACGGGCTTCCTCCGCCAACAAGGTAATTGGCAATGGTATTGCCGAGCCATCATTTAATATTGCGCTCCAATTATTCTGACCGATACGCCTTGCATTGTTAAAACGTGGTTCATTAGCCGCACACGTTGTTAATATCGGCAAATCGCCTGCTACGGCTGTGGGTGCATAAGCCATGCAGGTTGCGGTAATGTTACGCGCCCACGTTATGCGGGAATCAATCTGTGGCGTGGTGGCATAATTTTGGTAAAAGCTGGGAATTGCAGCAGCTTTAGACGTAAATAATCGCCTTTCACGAAGCCGGAACATTAGTTATTGTCCATCACAGCCGTTATATTGAATTTTTGCCCAGATGCCGGGGTGAATCCGTCCAAGGCTTCATAAACGACAAACAGATCGCGTGATCCATTGGCCGCAGTAACGGCTATTCGACAGTTTAAATCCAATGTCCGACTCATATCGGAATTGGTAGTATCGGCTGCTGTTATCATCGCGGGCATATCCCAATAACCCAGGCGCTTGTCTGAATCAGCGTAAAGTTCTTTATACGGCGCGTTATCTGCTGCTACTGTCGCGGTGTTGACATTGAAAATATGCAGTCTCAATCGTGGCGTAATTGATTTTTTATCAGTGACCAGACGCAGTTTAACGATATAACCACTGCCGCTAGCCACCCTGAAAATATTGGCTAACTGCACGGGTGTTGTCGTTGTCGCGTTATTGCTGACCACATCACCAGCCGTATAAGCCGTGGTGTCGGCTGGCCGTGTCATTTCGGCGGAAATCGTAAGCATATTGCCGCCGACTTCACCTATATGGGCCTCGCCCGACGCTAACGCGCCTGATGCTGATTTAGTTAACATGGCGTTAGTTGCCGCATCAACAAAAACGGGTATATCACCGCCGCCCACTGCGTTGGATTGTCCACGTAATAAGCTCATCTTTTTTTCCTGCTTTGTAAGTCTAGCGCAATTGCGCTCTAAGTGAATTAGCCAGGGACGCTGAAATAGCCGCCCTGATTTCGGCCTGTTTGTTGTTCAAGGCGGCCTCCATAAAATCTTTACGGGGTTGCAAGCCGCGCCGGGTGCCGACGGCCAGATAAGCCGGATAAAAATCGTCGCCCATTTCCGCCGTTCTGTACGGCATAATCCGCACATAACCGCCGCCTGAACCTACCTTAATCTTGATTGCCCTGCTCATCGTGCCGGAATCATAGCCGGGGAAATCGCCGGCCGAGGATACCGCGCGGCTGGAAATCAAGCGCCTGGATTCCCTTCGCACGACAGCGCCGCTTTTGCGGATGGCCGCTTTAAGTTGGCGTTTGTCAAACAGCAACCGGTTAAAATGCGGTTCCAGGGTAATCCGGAGATTGAGCAAATCGGTCACGTTATTGCCCCCAAATCCTTGCATTCAACCATCGTAAACATCTGCGCGTCGCTGCTATTCGTTGTCCGCACGACGCGAAAGCGCCGGTTGCCTTGTGAATAATCAATAACATGCTGGCCCGTTATTTCTTCCGTCCGGGTGCCTGGGCCATAGCGCAACCAGATACGGTGCGTGATGTCCTCACCGATTTGTTTCGCGCCATAATACGCTTCGCCCAGAACCGGCTGAATTTTTGCCCAACGGGTGATACCGGCATCAAAATTCTGGTCGATGCCAAAACCAATATTGGCGGTGTCCGTCCAGCGCCGAATGGTGACGCGGCGCACCAGTTCGCCGGTGTCCGGCCAGCGGGCGACAGCGGCTGTCATAGGATTACCATCCGGTAAGGATCAAGCAACCGGTCAACATAGGGGTTATTGGTGATCACGCCAGGCGTATTGATCAATTGACCTCTGTATGAATATCGGGTTTCAACCGCCATCAATAGCCAGGCTAATAGTCCGCCGGGTATTTCCCCGGCGCTGCCGTTGAAGCCGGTTTGCCCGACAAAATTAAGACCGGTTCCCACGTTGGTAATATCGATTACAGCGCCGCCGAATGTTGCAGCCAGTGTGTAAACGCCGGGACTGACAACAGACTGGATGAAGTAATCGGTCTTAATCGTTAATGGCGCTGGCAACGCGCCGCCGGAATTGCTAAGCCTGACGGTGTCGCCTACCAACAGCGTTTTCCAGCCGCTGATAGCAACGGTGTTTGACGTTGCATTGGCAACAAACGCCGCGACATAGCCCGCGTCGAAAGTCACGCGCACCGATCCTATTTGCGGCAAGGTAATCGGCCAAATCTTGCCGAATACCGGCGTAATCCGGGGCGGATCGCACGTAAGGTCAACGGTGTAATCCGTGGTCGGCATCGTTTGCGTGCTGCCATCCATCGCGGTATATTCGATGCTGATAACCTGTATAAGCGGGCCAACCGGCATCTGAATGGCGTGCCGTGGAATGCCGAACGCTTTGCCCATGGGTACGCCCATCAAACTCGGGCCAGGGAATGCGTCAAGGATGTACTGATAACGCGCGGCCACTAATTGCCGCTGGGTTTCCATTTGCGCACTGGCCACCGCTTGCGGCAGATAGATAGTGGTAATCAGATTGTCGTCGTCGGTGATGTCCTGCCGCAAATGTTGACGTACATCGGCGATGTGCAAGGGCAGCGCAACCGGCGGCGTGAGTATTTTTAGCGGCATAAATCAGACGACTTGAACGACAGCGGCTGGGTTAAGTGAAGATGCCGGTGCATAACGGGGCATGGCGACCAGTTCCGCCGATACCAGACTGGCGGCAGCGGCAACAGTGACCGATAAACCAACATGGGTAAACCCGCCGTTGGTGTCCAGTTCCTGCGTGCGCACGTTGATAATCGCCTGTTTGCCGTCGCCGGTCGCTTTGACGATCTGGGTAATCGCTTTACCGGTAATGTCTTTCGCGCCGGTGCCGCTGGCATCTTGCGCCTGCTGTAGCTTGGCGTCAACCGTCGCCGCTGTGCCCAGCACGCCGGTATTGATGATCGCTGCAAGTTGGTGGTAGTTTTTAACAGGGACCCAGGCGGTAGCGGCCGAGCCGACGCCCTGACTGATGGGGGCGATGTTGGCTACCATCACCAAGGATTCTGATATTTTTTGATTCGGAAACATGCTTTACTCCTGAAATAAATAATTTCGGTTTTCGTAGAGACGCAATAGCTTGCGTCTCTACATCGATTAACGGGCTTCGAGCTGGATGAACGCAGACAGGGTTTTGCTGCCTTTCGCCTGCGTGACCGGCGCTGCAATTTTGGGTTGGGCGTCAACGCGGAAAGTGGCTCTGAACGCAGTGGCATCGGCATCGAAAGCAATATGAAGCGAGCTTGCGGTCTGGATGCCGCCCGCTTTGGTGATTGAGCGAATATAGCTTGGATCGATAAGCGAAATATCCCCTTGCGATGAAAATGCCGGTGAATGTTGGCTGACCATAATCGGCCTGCCCATCAGGGTGCCGTAGGGATTGCCCTGAATGCCCTGATTGACCGGCAGGTAAATTGGATAATTACCAAGTGTCAAACCGAATAGCGAAGGCAAAGCATCCGGCGTGATCAGCCATTGAGAGCGGGGGAAACAACCGGGTATCAAGCGCGCTATCATGTTGAGAATGTTGGCTGTTGAAACCGTGCTGGCTGACTGGTTACCGTCCTTGGCTTGCATGACTGACGCGGCGCTTGAGAAACAACCCAATGGTTGACCGTTACCGGTGCCGAACAATAGCGATTCATTAGTTTTCCAGCGAATGGAATCTGCAAATTTGCGGGGCAGGTACGTATTCATTGCGTTAATGTCGTCTATCATTTCATCTGATAGATACACTAAAGCCATCAGTTTTTGCAGGCGCAAAATCGAGGTGCCAAATTTCGGCTTGGTGGCTGTGGCTGCGGTAGCTTCCGCCTGCCAATAGGCGCGGACGCCATCAGTACCCCATGGAGTAGTCTCGTCTTTAGGGAAAACCATGGAATTGCCGCTGATTTCGATGTTGTCGGTCAACGGTAACAGGGAATCTTCAGTCAGTGATAAGCTAAATATTTCTCTGCTAAATTCAGGGGGGGCTAAAAATCCACCGTCAGTGCCGGTTGATTCCCCGCCAAAAGTACTAGGGGCCGCTGCCACTAGTGACAGGCGTTCATCCATGGCATTACGACCGGCTGAAGACACTTTCACAACATGTAAGAACTCACCAAAGCTTTTAAAGCCCCGCTTTTCGTCCTTTTCCCGGTTGTCGCCCATGTCGATGACGCTGCTACCCGCGCTGAAACCAAGACTGGCTTCCTCTGCGAGCAATTCATTTTCACGATCGATGGCCGTGTTGATGGCGGTTATCTGATCGCGCAACGCTTCAAATTGGGTGCTTTCTTCGGCGGAAATATCGCGCGTTTCGCTTTCTGCCAAATCGGTCAACGCGCGGGCGGATGCGACCAAACCGGCTTTCTTTGCCTGGAGATCGCGCAATTTTTTACTGGTACGCATAAGTTTACTCACTTTAAATGGGCCCTTAAGGGCATAAAAAAGCCCGCGTTAGCGGGCAGGTGGGAAGTCATCTTCATCTTTAATTGCGTTTTTCTGATCTTCGTACATCAAAATTCTACCGATACCATGGAGCATCCAGATGACGGTGCCGCAAATCAATGCCGTAAAAATAACGGTTACTACAATCATAATTTTTCCTTTACTTCGTCATCCAATAATTTTTTTTCTATGCGGCGCTCAACTAAAAATAGGAATCGGGTGGCCATGTGTCCGCCGATACCCGCTGAAGCTGCACTTAGCCCCATAGGTTGGTTAAGCGAATCGATAAACATAAACAGACCGACGCCTACAAAGCCGCTGGTGAAAAGTTCCCCAAACAATTCAAAAATGCTGAATTGTCCGGCGATAAATTTTTTACTTTGCCCAAACCAGTTGATCAAACCACCGGATAGCGCCATGGTTAGCGCAATGATCCAGGTAATGGCCGGCCATGTGGTGGGGTCGTTTTGCATAAATATTAATTTTTGTTTTGTAGAGACGCAATATTTTGCGTCTCTACGGCGTCTCTACATCAACGCCAAATCGCGCCGTGCGCTGGCGAGTTTCGAGCGGCTGGGTTTCGCTGACCGGATCATATTTTCTAGCAGGGCATCGAAGGTGATGACGCCATCAATCATATTTTCAGCCTGCGCCGCTTCAGCGCCCAACATGCGGCCCTGGCCCATGCCTTTTTGTACGGTTGCGGCGTTAACACCGCGACCACGGGCGACGGCGGCTATAAATAGCGTGTAATACTCGTTTATACGCATTTCATAAGCGGTTTTGGCTTCTTCCGAGAGCGGTTCAAACGGGTTGCCCTCGGTTTTGTATTTTCCGGCGCTGATTAAGGTCGTTTCAATGCCGTCTTTTTCCAGCATCTTGCCCAGGTAGCGGTGCGCGCCATAAACGCCTATGCTGCCCGCTTCGCCGCCCGGTGTGCAGTATAATTCGCTGCATTGGGAGCCTAGCCAATACGTGGCGCTGGCCGCCATGCTGTTGACGATGCCAATGATAGGTTTTTGCGCCCTGGCCTGGTAGATTACGTCGGCGGCTTCGGAGGTGCCGAAAACGCTGCCGCCGGGTCCGTCTAAATCGAGCAAAATTTGTGCCACGCTTGAATTATTGGCCGCCGCTTTGACCGCGTTGGCGATTGAGGCGGTGGAGGTGCCGCCAGGGCCGCTGATATTTTGCGGGGGTCTTTGGGTCAGTACGCCGTAAACAGGAATAACGGCGATAGCGCCGGATTTTTGTCCTTGCGTTTGCCTGGCTGCCCGGATTTGTTTGTCGTCGTCGATTTTTTCCTGGATTTCAGCCGATACCGGGGCGTCAATTGCCCAGCGGGTCAAGACATCGGCCATTAATGCCAGGTAATCAGGCGTTAGCGCCCAGGGCGTTGAGGCAAATTGGGCTAATAACAACTGGCGTTTCATGGTTTTTCCTTTTCTTAAAAGACCCAAATGACCCATTACCAAGGCCGGTAAAGTTGGGCGCAAAAATAACAGCCTGGAAGGTGGAATTGGAATCCGCTTTCAAACTGACCGCCTCGCTCCAAGCGAAAGCTAACAGTTAGTGCGGGTCGAGTTTCACGGCCATCCTGAAACAAGCAACAACTCA